TTGAAAAACCAGTGAGCGTACCATCAAGAACCATCTCCCAGATATCTTGAGCCCCCTTAGAAACATAAGCATCTACAAAAACTCCTGTGTACTGCTTCTTTGTTTCTGGGTCAAAAAATGTGTCTGATCTAAAAGAAACAACCTTTCCTGCTGGAATAGGTTGATGCATCAATCTTACGTTACCACGAAAGTTTGCAAAAGCTTTTTCTGATGCTTCTGGAAGCACCCTATCGCCTTGTTTGTCAATATTATCAAGTGTTGCAAAGCCAGAAACAATACGCTTTTCTTCATCAATCTTAGAGATAGGCATCGTCAAGTTGACGCTGTTACCATTCATAGAAAGCGATGCTTTTTGTAAATTAATCATAACACTTTAATTATACAGTGTTTTTATTGTTACGGTTGTTGTCTGCCTTCGCCTTGTGCATTTCTTGCACCAGTCTGACCTTCATCTGCCTGATTGTTCTGACGTTCTTGGTCTCTTAATCTATTTCCAGATGCTTGTGCTGTTTGCTCCGCAGCCTGTTGAGCATTGAGTTTAACTGGCTCATCTCCTCCAGGAATACCAGACATTCCCATTCTAGACCTAACTTCGTTAGGAAGAATTACCTGCATTCTTAGGTAACGCTCGTCAATCTTAGACTGAGTATCTTCATCTGTAAGAGTAAGTTCATTAAAGTTAAACTTAAACATATCTGTCTTTTCAGAGATAATTGCAGTAATTCTTTTTTCCAAAGCATCCTGTGCTGGGCGAGTAACTTGTTCCTTAAAGCTCTTGTCTGCTTCTTTAGCAGCAGCAAGTGAAAGACCTTCACCTGCACCAACTTTTGTCATTGGAACACGATGTGCCATAAGGATTTCTTGAAGATTAGACTTACGATACTTGTCAAACGATCCATCCTGAATACCGTTTTCAACGGCTTCCATCTTAACTTCAACCTTAGAACCTGCTTCATCTCCAGGAAGTGGAACAATAAGTGTTCTGTGTGATTGACCACGAAGGTTGTTTTGGAAAAACTCAAATAGCTTTGACTCTGCATCTCTGGAAAGCTTTGCTCCCTTAATCCAGAAAATATAGCGTGGTGTTGCTTTGTTTTCAAAGTATTCTAAGTTAAACTTTGAAGCAAACTCATTACCTGCCATAGCGTTCTTTGCAGGAACAATAGCTGGAACACCATAATAATTGTTTGTTGGTGTGTAGTCAGCAAAGTGAATAATTTCATTTGGTCGTGGGTCTATGCCAATGGGAGCCGTTGTTTGATCCTCATCATGGAAGTTTTTAAAGAACGTAAACTTACCGCCAACAAGTTGAACAAAGCCATCACGAAGTCTACGAACACGCATTGTTGCAGCAGGAATATGACCAATGTATCCAATCTCACCAGTTGTTTTTCTACCAATTTCTAGGTAACCGTTTCCAGTTGTTGCATAGTCAAGGTACACTTTTGTTAAGGTTTCTGTAAATGTCTCATTATCATTTCTGGTATCTAGCCATTCCAAAACATCTGCTTTTGCACGTTCCAGCTTTTTCCTAGATCTATTTAGTTTGTCTGGGTTATCTGATAGGTCTTCTAGCATCTGCTTAACCTTGAGTGACGGGATTAAGTCGTAGCCCAAACCAACAATGTTTGTTACTTTTGCATTAATTGCAGCATAGTTAGCAGCAGAAACCTCATAGGTTTTGCCAAGGGCAATAAGATTATATGGTGGCTCTACTACATCAAAAAGACCATAGCCATATTGAAGGAAAACAAGTTGCTTTGACTCTGCATCATCACCGCTAATTCCATTAACTGGTGTTGCATAAGTTGTAGATGAAACACCAATCTGTGCAGCTTTTTCAAGTTTTCTTTTAGTATTACGCTTAAAGTTTTGATTAATTCCACGATACTTTAAAAGTTCTGGTGATGCTAGGCTAAACTCATCAACGGTTACAATCTCTGCACTCTTCTGCAAACTATCAATAGCAATGTCTCTTCCCCAAATAGTATGACTTTGGGGTACTTCGTTATCTTCCACTCTTTCGCTCATTTGCAAAAATTTCCTTCCAGTTGTCGGTATCTCCGTAAGGGGTATAACCCTCAGCCATTCTGTCAATATCTTCTCTTGCCTGAGTATCACTAACTCTGCCAACTCCAGGCATAAACTTTGCTACACCATCTGGTTTGCCCCAGTATGCTGCTGCTTTTGCAAGAGAGTTCATATTTCTAATATCATGTTTCATTGAAGGAACATTAAGCGTGTTGCCATCATCATCCTTAAATGGCTCTCCACTTGGCAAGACCCAAACATAAATTCCGTATTCTGCGGTGGACTCAACCGCTTCTACACCTTTTTTAGTATTATTCATACCACAATGATACCATTTTTACTATTCTGTGGCAAGGGTTGTTATTGCTGGTGGTGTATAATTTTTCCACTTAATTTTTTCTCTTAAAGATATTTCTGAAAAAGATGTTCCAGAATACTGAAAATGTCTTAAACCGTTGTTTTTTGACGGTACTGAATAAACGTCTCCAGAATTTAAGGTTACTTTTGTCAAAACAATACTTCCTGTAGAGTTAAACTGTTGCCTTGCACAATTAGTCATTGAGGTAACAGTATAAACATAGTGTTTGTTTGCTGATGGTGCAAATATAAGTATTTTATCTCCTGGAATTAACTCTTTATTATTAACAAATACTTGCTTGTAGCTATTATCATTATACTCTTTTGGATAGTTTGTAAAATATAAAACAGTATTTGCTGTTGTAGTTACTGATTTATTTAAAGATAAGGTAGTTAAAGCTAATGACTCATTTCTAGATATTGAAGTAATTAGGGCATTAAAGACTCCAGTTTCAGTTGTGCCTAATAAAATAGAAGCATTTGAAGTTAAATAAGAACTTGTAGGTACCTGAATAGAAGATCCAGTTCCAGTTGTATAAGTTAATTTCTGAATAGAATTTTGAGTAGTATCCTGCTGTATATAATTAACAGGAATTGTTATTGTAGATGCACCTGCTATAGAAGAGAGTATGCTATTGTTTGTATCATTCATAAAAACACTGGCTTCTTTCACATTGTTTGCATAATATGTGTAAACCTTATATGAGTCACCAGAACCTACTTCTGTTTGCTGATCATTAAGCTGTATTAAAGCATTATCTGTAGCCGTAGCAGCTACACCGCCAACTGTAAGGTTGTACAGGTTTGTAACAAAACTAGCATATGACGATGAAACTACATATGGGCTTGAAAACAACATTAATTGATCAATATTCATAATTGCTGCTTGCCCAGATGCTCCAAGTGTTATAAGTGGAAGGGTAAGTTGGGTGGTAAAAACTAAAGTTATCTGTTGCCACTGATCCAATAAAACTGGACCAGCAGATGCAGCACCATTAATATATGATGTAACATTTGAACCTTTTGTTACCGTTCCAGTACTTCCAATACTAAATCCTGTATTTGCATTACTTGTATCAAACACTTTATAGGTTCCTGCACTTTGACCAGATGGGAAGTATAACATAAACGATACTGCTTTAATTCCAGACCCTTCAAGAGACTGAATATCGTGATTAATCGTTGCGTGTGTTTTATAAAGACTTAACCCACTGTTAAATCCATTATAAAGTAAGGGTGTTTCTGTTAAGTCTGGGATATTTAAAGTTGAGGATGTAGAGTCAAAGTATATCTTAGCTGGATTACCGCCTGGAGAGGCATTACAAAGAGTGTAGTTTGTTGCTCCAGAGTCATCTGTTTCTAGCTGGTATGCAAATAATCTTAGATAATTAAGGGTAGCTGGTCTATTGATTAGGTCGTCTGTTTCTAAACTAACTGATATTGAAATGATGTCAACTGGGTTAGTGCTTGAGTTTTCAGCCTGTACGGAGGATTTGTTTAGCCAAGAACCAGAAGTAATTATTCTATCAGAAATCACTGTATCTGACAATACGGTGCTAGTAACAGCTCCACTTGCATAGGTTTTTACAGAAAAACTTGTAATTGCAGAAGATGATCCTTTTGGATTTCCAACCTCAATTCTTGAAAAACCAGTAACTACTGAGTTAATCGGACAAAGGGATTGTTTTGGAATATCAATTACTCCCGAAGCAGAAGATGAAATAAGAAATCTTTTTTGTTCATATGATGGGATTGCAGTATATACATGTGGCAAAGACGTAATACTTGCAACAGTTGTGTCTACAGTAACAGTTGATGAATTGATTGCTTTTATTTCTTCAAGCTTTCCCAAAAACTCATTTTGTATTGATGCCTCATTTGAATCATCAAACCAGGTGTCGTCTGATCCAATTCTTATTGAATACCCAGACAAAGATACGTTTGATAGGGTTGCTTGGGAATAAGTTATATCGCCAGTTGTTCCATAAAAAATAAACTGACCAGATGTTTTTACATAATATCCAACATAAAAATCTCCAGTTATTGTGGGGGCAGATGCAGTAGTCAAGGTTCCATTAATATCAAATACGATATTTGAGTTTATTAAATAACACTCTATATACTTCATAGATTCTTTTGATCCAACCAAAAACAAAGTTTGTTTTGTTGACCCAACAGTAACCCCACTACCATTAAATCTGAATACCCAACCACCATCATTTTGAGGAATAATTGCGTCTGCATTTTTTATTTCAAGATAGGATGATGAATTAAAAGAAAACCCAGTGCTTGTAAACAACAAGTCTTTATTTTTTTGTTTTAATCCAGAAATCTGACCAATAAATGGTTCTTGTTGTTTCTTTATTGTCATGGTTCCATTAACTAATGCAACATTATTATAGGAAGAAATACTCCAAGGGTTTTGTGCTCCATAGTCATATTTTTTTGTTGGACCGTGAGTGTCCATAGAAAAATTATAAGCAACTCCACCGTTACTATTAATAAATGATGCTGGAATATTGTATCCACATCCATAAACAAAATGTCTTAGGCATCTTTCTCTTGGAAGAACAAAAGAATATAAAGAAATACAGTCAAACTGTACGTTTGTGATATTTGCTGGCTTTACAAACCAAAAAAATTCATCTGCACTGTCATATACAGGAAATAACGATTCTGGATCAGATATAGATTTTGAAGACAAAACGCCATTAACGGTTAAAGATATCTCATTTGGAGAATAAGATGCAACAATGTGAATTGGCTTATTTATAGAGTCAATTTGCACTGCGGTTTCAAAATATCTATTTACAGTTCCTAGCCTAAATACAAAATAATCATTTTTTAAAAATATAGAGGTGGCGTAATCATCTGATTGATCACCATCAACATCGTATTTTTTCATAATTACTTGCTCTGTTGAATAAGAAGCATCTAGCTTTACCCAAAACTCCAGAGAAGACTTATTTCCAACATCTTTGGCAGACATTTTATTTAGCGATGGAACCTTTATATATCCACTACCAGTAATCCTAATTGATTGTTTTTCTCCATAAACAATAGGAACATTTACCTTTGTTGCTGTATTATAAACACCAGAATTAAAAGCTGTTCCACCACCATCAGTATACAAAAATCTATCTGGCGTGACTGCAGAACCATCTGTTACGGTAGAGTCATTTAAAGACCAAGTAATAGCTGGACTATCTTTTTGAATTATTGCGGAATAGGACATATGGCATCCATTTTATTATACCGCTTTAGAGATCTCGTTTATCTCACAAGCTCCTGCAACACAAGCTAAATCTTGCACAGATGTGGTACCGTCAAAGGTTTCATAGATTTCAAGCCATTTCCAATCAAGGTCTGCTGGGGTTTCTGAAAGAAGAACTTCATATTCTTCCTTAGTAATTTCCTGATACGGAGCTTGCTGGTAAGTATGATCTGAATAAGGCAGAAATGAAACACCTGACATTTCATCAATATGTTCAAATACCCAAGCACCTACTGCCATCCATTCATTTTCTTTTACAGACACTGTAATAGAAGGCTTATGTTCTGCCCAGTTTCTTTGGTATGTTAACCAGATATCAAGGTGTTGTACGGCAGTTAAGTCTTGTCTTAGCTTTGCACCTTCTGGAGCAGCAATAGGAAAAGTAAACACCATAGTATCGTTTGGCTTCATTACATCTGGTTCATGCTTGATGCCCATGTCTACCAAGAATGCGGTAATTGGGTCTTTCATGTCTCCACGAATGGTGCGAGCATAATATTGGGAATGCCAAGGATGCATTCCTGAAGAAGCATTAACAAGCTGAGAAACTGTTCCAGATGGCTTTACGCATGAAATAGCTGTTGCTGGATTAATACCCATTTTCTTTGCCCAGAAATCATTAACTTCTACGGAGTGTAGTCTAAGGTCATCTAACCACTGTGATAGCTTTTCTACGCCCTCAGAACCGTTCAGGACAGGATGTGAGAGTTGACCTGTAAGTGAGACACCA